AGCGATGGTGGAGTCGAGGTCCAGGCTCTGCAAAGACTCAAAGACCACAGCCGTGTCCGTATGCCGGGCCTTGACCCGATTCCGGATTGTGTGCGTTAGCACCCCATCCGCGAAAACGATACAGTCCGCGTCAGGCATGACGGAGGTTGTACCTGCTGCCCAAGTCTGGATTCTGGTCAGAATCTCTATTCCGGTCTCAGGATCCAGAACGTACAGTTCATGCTGATTCTGGTGAGTGTTCGCTGCTGGGAATGTCGCATCCAGAACCTGGGCGTCATCCGTCAGAGATTCCACTTCATCCAGCGTCCGGTAGTCTCTCCGCTTGTATGAGAGGTTTGCTCCCCGGGTATCCCCCTGGGTGTTGACGATGGTGGTAGTCAACGGGATCAGGGTGGTATCCATCCGGGTGACCGCCAGGGTCATCTCAAAGGGAGGGTATGGACGTCTGTATCTGCTGTCCAGATCCACAACCGCAGTGATCGCTTCCCCCGTTGTCAGTGTATCATCCCGGCTCTGGGTTAGCAGCTGAATGTCAACATTATTTCCCTCCGGGAGGTCAGAATCATTTAGGCCCATATAGGAGAACAGGAGGAATACCTTGCTCCCGCTCGGGTGATCCCTCGGAACAGAGTCCAGCATCCCCCGGTAGATGTTCTCCAGGGTAACCGTGGTATCGGTAAAGCTCTGGACCCCAGTAGTGCCAAGGAACTCATCCCCATTAACAGCGTCCACAATTAGGAGGAGGCCCGCCAGGTCCTGCCCGATCTGGTTGACCGAGAAGGCGTCATCCCCGAAACCAAAGTTTAGCAGGGCCACAGAATCTTCATTGTCATTCAGCACGATGGTGGAGGAAGGGTTGACGTCAGAGGCCAGGATGAGAGAATTCAGTTCTCCCACCAGGACCATCCCGGAGACCTCCCCATCTACCACGTAGCTCCCTGCCGGAGTGCCCACAGCATTTCTCTGGGTGATGTCCAGCTCGATCTCCCCCGCCCTCCGTTGGGCCCCGCACCAGATCCGATTAGTTCGTTCAGGGAATTCATCGTCCCGGATGACTACTGCTCGTGGAGCTTCAATCACCACCTGGTCAAGAAGAGGCAGAGGATCGACCGCCTGAACAGGAGGCTCCCAGGTAGGAGCAGGAGGAACCCCAAAGAACCCCGCTTCCGCGGAGAAGATGTCCTGAACCAGCGTCATTGTGATGGAGCCCTTTGTCAGGCTCCCATAGTCTATCCGAACACATCTCATCGGCAGTTCAGAGATCCCCAGGTCAATGTCCGAGAACCGGAAGACGTCCCCGATCTGGGAATCGGAAAAAGTCCTGTTCACCACCACCGTGGCTTTAGCGAAAGGGAAGCTGTGAAAACGAAGCTCCCGCGCTGCCAAGTTGTTAGCGAGAGTTTCATCTTTACATCCAGGCATGTTTATTGTGGTGGAGATGACCTGGTTCTCCTGCATCCTCTGATTGGCCAGATCCTGGGCAACCGCGTAGGTCTTCTGGTACTCATTGGTTCCAGAGGGCCCGCCGATGACCGTTTGCCGGTTCGTGAATTGGATGCGAACCTGGTTAAGGGTAGAGTCCCAGGCAGTCCGAGAGAAATCTTTAATCTCAAGGATATTGTCATTGTTGATCTCTGGCTGGTTGCCCAAGACGTAGTCATCCCGGGCCAGCTTCAGGGTATATTTTCCCGTGTTCCGGTTTACGTGTAGGATGCCATCGATCTGAGAGAGCACCAGGTTAAGGAACTCCTCCGCCGCGATCTGCCGGTCAAGGACCATCGACCATCCATTCCCCTCAGTCTCAAGGACGTTCCCCACGTCCTGGAAGGTCGTGAAGTCGACCAGAGATGTGGAGAGCCCATAACCCCAGTCATTATTTATCAGCAGTTCATAGATGACCTCGGATGGGTTGGCGTCATGGGTGTTGACAAGAGGGCCAGCAGTCAGGCTAAGATTATCGGGAACAGACTTGAACTCGAAGTCCTGTTTAGAGATCTGGGTGGAGTTTCCCACGTAGCCCCCCTCCCAGACGGCCGAGATAATCCCCCGGTAGGCCGGAGTCAGGCCCGCGCCTCCTTGGAACGGAGCCAGGTAGGTCGATTCTGTCTGAGTCGGAGACCCGTTGAATATCCGAAGGGTCCCCTGAAGTCCTCCGAACCCGTACTGATCCCCGCCGAATAGCTCCGGACTGTCAATCTGGAACGCTCGCCCAAGGACGTCAGGGATCCCCGTTTCGAAAGCCGCGATGGTTTCCTTCTCCCCGGCTCGCATCGTGTAGAAATACAGAACGCTCCCCGGCCGGGAGTGTGCGATCCCATACTGGATCCCAACAAAAAACCGATAACCGGTAATGATGGTAGACTTGGAGAAGAGGCCCGTCCGGATCCTGTCCTTGATAGGCTTCTGGACCATGTCCCCCCACCAGATGACGTTAGGGCCAGTTACCCTGTTCCGTCCCCATATAATCGGGATCAGTCTCGCAGGCGTGGCAGTCGGGAAATTGAAGTCACCTTCCCCGGGAGGTTTCGCATCTTCGAACTTAGGCTTTTTTCGGAGAAGCTCCGCCGCTATTGTAAGAGCCGCCGAAGATGCGATCATAATAGCGATGATGACGATCGTCGCGATCTCCCCGAAGGCCACATCGTGAATGATGGGTAAGTCGATGAGAGCCATTAGTCTATCCCTGCTTCAAACGGATTTTTGAGGGGAACGTAAGGAAATCCCCCATAGTTTATTTCATTCCCGAACTTCCCCCTACAGGCGGAAATTCTTGTCAGCTTGCACCCTGGAACGAATCGAGCCGCCGCCCCCGTTGGGTCCTCCTTGAACTCGATGTTCAAGGTGAGGACGTCAGTCGTCTGAACGTTGACAAGCCGCCGCTCATTCCCGAACTCCACGAAACCAGCCTCCCAGTAGTCCGACCCTCCCCCGATGTTGGTTATCCCGGAGACCGTAGCATCCCTGCCGGAAGAACTTACGATCGTCCCGAACTCCTCCCAGTCAGTCTCCAGCAGTTGACACCGATCATCGTACAGGTTACGATTGCACAGCCCCTGAAACGTACTCTTGGGCATCTGCCGGGAGCCCACGGAGGTGATGGGTTTACAGAGGATCTTCGATACCTTGCCCTTCTTGATGAACCCCACCTGAGCGACCACCCCATCAAAGATCGTCACCAGTTCTTCGGAGACGTCCGTCCGATGGTATTGGAAGATCTTGACCTTGGCCCTCTCCCCGGGAGGGATCCCGATGAAAAGTTTAACGAAAGGATTAGACACCGGCACCGTGATGTCAAGCTGGGCGGTTGATTTGTCCGCTTCGTTCTGGATCTTCCCGCGCTGGATAGCCTCCGGAACGTAGTCCACGGACAGCTGGGTGATAGCATCTTCGGAGTTGGTGTAAGGATACTCCACCCCCGCGATGGTGAAAAGGAAAAGCTCTACAGGTTGCGCTCCCTCGACAGAATCTTCTTGAGCCGAAAAACTCATTCTAAAACCTCCATGGTAGGTATACTGACCCGCATGTTCCCCGATGCTGCATCGAAAGACATCTGGACGGAGTCAGCGTCCCATCGTACTTTATTAACGTATTGAATTCGGTCGATCTGTTCCACCGTGGCATTTATTCCGACAGTCGTAGGTGCGAAGCTGAGCCTTTCCACCCCCACGGAGGGAGAAGAAGAACTCACGATCGTCAGAGGGAGAGAAGCGGTCCCGTCCGTCTTCACCACCTGGATGATATTCCTCGGCTGCCGAAGGTTGACCAAGGTAGTGTAGCCGATGTCGGTAACATCTATAGACTGATCCGCGGAGGAGATGTCCACCTGGAGATCAAAGTCCTGTTTGTTGGATGCCATGTAGAAGGAGACCTGCCGACCCCGCAAGGCGTGGAGGAGTTGCCGAACCTCCCAGGATCCCTGCCTGCTCGTGGTCAGGAAGGAGAAGGAGGACCCTCTCCGGCTTACATCCACCCCGCTAAACTGGGCAGGGGTCCCGGTCAGGTTGTCCACCACAATGATGTCCCGGGTCATTGTCTCAGAGATAGTCACCCCCGCGAGGAAATTATTCCCATCCAGGAACACCTTGCTGTTCAAGCTGGAGAAGGCAGAGGTATCGGAGAGGTCCTGGTCATTGTCCAGGATCTTGACCTCGATGGAAGCTTCCACCAGGTTCCTCCGGAAACGTCGGAACCGGATCCGCTTGTCAAATAATCCCGTGGCAACCGGCATAACTCTTGCAGGAGCTACGAAGGCCTGGCTGAACTCGGAAGCAAACTGGAGGGTAGTGGAGGTGATGCCCGAGATCTGGAGGGTTTCAAACTCGGCGGAACTTTTCCATACAACCGCAAGGCCCCCGACCCTGAAGTCAGCATAAGCAGTTGACCCCACGTTGATGGCGGTGTCGCTAATTGATACGTCCGTGGTCAGGGTGGTAGCCTCCTGCCATCTTGGCACACCGAAGGCCCTCGTGTGACCGTCGAAAATTTCATTCTCCAGCCCCGCGCTCTCAATAGGATCAAGGAGGAGACGAAGTCCGAAGGTTGTGCGCGGAGTTTTCCGCAGTGCTCTACGCTGCTCCGTCCCGCTGGTGGCCAGGAGGATGTCCGTCAACCAGGACAGCTTCTCCACCAGGCCGTTCTCCGGCTCGTAAGGGAACAGCCGCGACCTCTCCCCGCTGATGGGAACGGAAATAATCCCCGGGTTGTCAAAAGTGAAGTCAGCCGACCCAGCGATCTTAGGAGGACCAAGAGCGGAAATTGTCAGGTCCCGGGTTACCCCGCTGGACCGCGTCAGGGTGATGGTGGTAGGAGGTACAGGGGTCTCCACGTCCACGCCGATCCCCGCCGAGGAGTCGTCATAATTCGTCCAATCCCTTGACTCCAGGGTAAAAGCGTTGTATATATCAAAGGTGAAGATGGTATCGGCCAGGATGGTAGAGGCAGAGATCTCCCGAGGAAGAACGTAGACCCGATCAAAAAAGTTTAGCCCCGGGCCGCCTTTAGACTTGGCCCCGCCGAATCTCCGCTTAGCCCCGAACCTTGGAGCAGTGTTCAGCTGAGAGACAATCCCTCCGCCCGTCTTGCGGATGTCTTGCAGTTCCTGAGGGTTGATGCCCGAGGGTATCGGAGGAGGTAGATGTACCGCCCCCACTTGGGCCCTTCCAGACCCCAGTTGTCCGCCCCAGACTTCCGTCTTTTGTCCGCCGTATGATGCCATCAGATGATCTTATACGCCACGCCAGCGTTCTTGCTCGCCATAACTCCAGAGGTAGTGGAGACGATCTTCTGCGCCCAAGGGAAGAACCGCCAGTTGGTCCCGCCGATGTTCAGGATCTCCTTAGGCTGAATCGCGCTGATGTTACAGACCGCGATGTCCGCCATGCTGCATAGTTCGCTGATGTTCTCGTCGTCATTAAAGTCGGCACGATGCCACACCTGGATGGGAATCATTCCGATGAAGGCATTGTTAGGGTTCCCGGGAAAGTTGAGGAGGGCCTGAGGCCACATCCCGAATCTGGACATCCCGATGATCTTCTGGGTATTGTTCCCGTCCTGATCGTTTGAGGTTGCCGTGGTAGGACTGTTGGAACAGACCCCATACCTGGTATTAGCATTGTCCTCATCGTTGTGGTCCCGCAGCGTCATCGTAGGCTGGAAGCTTGACGTTGCTACTTGGACGTGATTGCTATCGAGCCAGAGTTTATGACCCTGCGCTGTTGGCTTGTAGCTGTTAGCTCCCCCGGACCAGAACCCCCCGCAGCAGTAGGCCCCTCCGTTCCACGATCCGACCTTCAGCGTCGGAGGTATATGCCCGAACCCGAAGTGAACGAATCGACCATCCCGGTTGAACTCAACCACGAAATGGGCGTAACGTTCGTTTTCCTTGGTTGCGTTGTTAGCGAAACCCCAGATCTCCGCAGACGTCAGAGTCACCCCGAAGAAGTCGATTACTTTTGGGTAGTTCGTGTCGTTGTCTTCGTCCCCGCCTCCCAGGTTGCTCCACCCCTCGGACTGGAAGAGATCGATGTGTGTCTCCGCGTCCCAGTCTACTTGAACCCACAGCTCTCCGGTATCCCCTACCGCGCTGGCTGCATTCCAGGCCGCGCTTCCGCTGCCCGCCCCGATCGGAGCCTTGTCTTGAGTGAACCCGGCCGACACCGTCAGAAAGTTGTCGATAGCGTCAACCAGTTCTCGGACGTTCGTGATGCTCGCGTCGTTAAATGTTGCCATGAATTAAACCCACTTCAGAGCGTAGTAGTGTGTCGAATCTGATAGCCGACACATATTGAAAACGATGTAAAGGTTCCCGTCCCCGTCGACCAGTTCATCTTCCGCGGAGAGAGTCCCCGCCGTCAGTTTCTGGGACACCCAACACATTCGAGGAATCCGACCGAGAACCACTCCATCCCCGCTATTGATAGCTCCCCCTTCAGTTTCGATCCCCAGGATGATGACCTCGATCAAAGAGGGGAGGTCGCCCCCGATGGAGTCCCTGGAAGGACGAATCTCAGATGATGCATCCGCCCCCAGGACTGAGGCGAAGTCGCTCCAGTGCATATCTTCGTCCAGGCTCTCATCCACGATCTGGTCCCCTGCCGAGATCGGAGAGCTGTCCGAATCATGCCGACCTCCGGGAATAGTGTGAATTTCCCCGGTATCGTAGGAGAGGGTGGTCGGCCCCGCCGCGTTCCGGAGCTTGTACCAGCCGCCCCCTGGCTGCCGAATAATCCCCGGGCCGTTAGAGTCGGAAACAGACTGAGCCACCCAGCCGGTGGGAGGACCTGCCCAAGAGTTGGCCGTTGTGTCCTTGCTGATGTCTCGGACGGAGGCACACCCCCCGGCCAGGACCGGGAGAGGGTACTCCGTCAATGTACCGAATGCTTCCACCAGACCCAGGCAGAAATTGGCGTATCTACCCCCGTCCAGGAGCATTGCCCCGATGATGCAGGCGCTATCCACGCTAAACCAGTAGTCAATGACCGCGTTGTTTGAGACGACGTAGGTCCCGCCCTCATCCGCGTTGAATCGCCCGGGAGTGATGTCCACTTGGGCGTCCAGGTCTGCCGCGCTGTTATATACCGGGATAGCCGAAAGCTCCCAGTTGAAGTATGTCACATCGTCGGAGAAGGTCCGGATCCCTACCACAGTCGTCCCAGAGGACAGGATGACCTCTCTCTCGTCCTCTGTTCCCGTGTAGGTCTGATAGGTCAGATCCACCACCAGGACGTTATCCCCGCCCCCTGTGACCACCACAGTCCCAACGTCCGTAGTCCCCGCCTGACGTTGATAGACCCCTCCAGAGTCTACACTAAGACCAGTGACCACGCCACCCGAAACCGAATCCACGTTCAGACGGGCCAGAACTTCGGTCTGAGGGTCATCATACCCGACCCGGGTATCGCCCCCAACCACGTCCACCTTATCACTGACAGAGTAGCCCGTCCCGCCCGATGCCCCGACCGCAGCAGTCAGAACCTCCGTGGTTTGACGTTCGATCGTCCATCCGTTACCGCCCAAGAACACCAGGTCCAGGGAAACAGTACCCACCCCCGCCCCCGTCAGGGTGGTCATGTCAAACTCCCCCTCCGTCCCGTTGTGGGTGGGCAGGGTGGAATATAACCCGCTGTTCCGAATACGGATTCCAGTCACCTGTCCAGTTGATACGCTGGTGACCTCGAATGTCGCTTTATTGTCCGTATGCTCGGAAGGGAAGGCCTCCGTAGCCCCACCATCCAGAAGCTCCAGGAAGTCCCCGACGACGAACCCGGACGTCCCCGCAGTTGCAACCGCCGCCGTGTCCACAGAATCATTACTGTCATCGCAGATCTGGATCAGTTTTTGCCAGAGGTCCATGAAGTCCGTGGCATGAGGTGAGACCGCCGAAGCGTCCACGCTCGAACTATCGCTTTTATATATCGCAGCCATTAAGCCAGTGCTCCCGAATTTGTCCGAACAATGTTCAGAATTTTCTGCTCCGCTTCCGGAGTGTCCAGAGCGGACGTGATTTCCTCTTCCGATGAAACGTTCACTATTTGAACGTTGACCTGATTATTCATTTCAGGGACGACCGGATCGATCGATCCGCCCCGCGTTGGACGGAAGACCTCCGGGCCCCTCTCTCCCACCAGGAAGGCTCTGCCAGAGTCTACAGGACCGCCCGCAGCTCTTGGGGCTCCGCCCGCTATTCCTGCCACAAGTCCCGCGCCCCCGTCTCCAGGTACAGGCACCCCTCCACTAAGTCCAGACTGGATAGCTTTCAGAATCAGAGTCTGTACAATAAGTTTTATAATCTGCTTAGCCAGATCCTCCAGGAGATTGACGAAGGCGTCCCTGAGTTGATCGATGTCCTGAAGTCCGGACAGCCCGAAGTCAGCGATAGCGCTCGAAGCTTTCCCGATCGATCCAACCAGCTCCCCACCGAGATTCTTTCCCAGTGCCGATGCCGAGGTGTCGATAGACTCGAAAGCTTCTTTAAACCCATCGAGAACTGTTACGGACTCCTCGGTCCCGGTGTTCAGACGTTCGATTAGCTCGATGGCCTCTTCCAGGAGAGGGTTCCCCTCCGCCCGAAGCTGGTTGATGACCGCCTGGTTCTGAACCTGTTGGGCAGTTTGCGCGTTCAGCTGGTCCAGGATCTCCTGCTTCCGAAGGAGGACCCCGGTCTCCCCGTCCAGACTCACCCCCGCTTCCCGGGCCAGAATGTTAGCCTGAGACGCCGTCACATTCCCTTCCCTCAGAAGTTTGGTGATGGCCCCCTTGTTAGCCAGGCTCTCCTTCTCCGAGATGGCCAGTGCTTCACTCAAAGCCTGGGCCTGACCATCGATGGAGATGCTCTCTTCCTTAGCTTTGTTTAGCTCCTTCTGGGTGGA